TTATTAAAGAAAATAGAACGTAACTAAAAAGAGCTTTTAAAAGATATATTCACACAACAGACGGTTAAAAAGACTTGCCTTTAGTAACTAAGATTTTTGCAATTCTTAATAAATCTTTAGCTTTTAATTTTTTCAACTTAGAAGGGTCGTCATATAATGTTTTAGCGGAAGCTTCAACGAATTTTCTACTTTTACGTTTAACTTTATCTACTACACCAGGAGTTCTTCCTCCCCCAGGTGCTCTATGTTTATAGCTACTGACTGTAACAACTGGTTGATGTACTCCAGCTTTTCTACCTTGCTCTCCTGCTATTGCAATTCTTCCTTTAGTAATTACATTATCAGCAGTTTCTCCTGCAGAAGCGTAACTAGTAATATCAAACATATCTGTATATGTTTTATGAAAACCTTTAAATCCTTCATATTTGCCAAAATGAACACGTTGAGTATGCCCTCCAACAACATATTCTTTAACAGATGCTAATTTGCCTCCTTTTTGCATATATTGAGGCACAAATTTAGCAACATACCCATCACCTTCTTTAACTAAATTGATAGGCTTACCAGTATGTATTAATTCTTTCCCATATTTAATAGTTCCGTTCTTAGCAAACATTTTTGCATCATCAACTTGATTATTTTTTAAAGCTTGGTTAATTATTCTTAACCTAGGGTCATTAGTTGATGCCATACGTAATTTCTTATTCATAAACTTATCATCAGTAACATCATATACAGTAAAAGGTTTATTAGTGTCAAATCCCTTATTAGCTAATGCTTTACCAATATCTTCATCTACTTGAGGCATAGCATTTTTTACAAATTTACCGCCATGTTCAAAGCTAACAGGTTGGTTAAAGCTAGTTTGTAAAATAGCTTGAGCCATATTTCTCTCAGGTCTCATAGCCTGCAAATTTAAATAATATTCTTTCATTTTTTTAGGAATACGTAAACCTTGGCTTTTTAATTTACTCATATGTTCATCAAGCATAGCAATGGAATTTTCCATAGCGCTTAATTCAGCGGGGTTACCTTTAGCCATTAAAGTTTTCATAAATTCTATAGGCATATTTCGTCTTTTAGCACCACCTGCTTGCAATAAATTATTAGTATATTGAGCAATTTTAGAATCTCCTTGATATGACCCTGTAACATTTGCTCCAAAACCATAGGTATCAATACCTCTTGCAATAGCACGCTTACCATAATGTGCTGTAGCACCTAATAACGATGCCCCGCCTATTAATGTAGCTGAATTACTTAATAATTGACTACCACCGCTAATATCTCCGTCAACAAATCTGTCGGTATTTTTTAATATATCACCAATATCATCGTTAACATCTAAATTAATTTGTTCATTATCATTAGAGGTCAAGTAATCTCCTTTCTTCTTCTTCTTCCCATCTACGATTCATTTCAGTACGCTTTCTCTGCATTTGTCCCAATGGAATACCAAATAGTTTTTCAGGTATTCTAGATGGATTATCTATAATATTATATTCTCCAAATAAATCTCTTCCCATTCTACCAAATGGAAATGCATTCCATATATGATATTTAGACATACGTTGCCAATCATCATTTATAAAACCATTCATAATTGGACCAACTAACCTAAAAGAAGGAGGAGTAATCATTTGCAATGGTGCAATTGGCTCTGGATAAGCGCCAAAGAAGGCTTTATCTCTAGTTTCTTCATCTCCAAATATCCATTCAGCTGTATCTTTATACCAGCCATATGGTTGAGGTAAGTTAGTATCAAATAATGAGTAATCAAATACATTAGCCATACCAAGCATAAACATATCTGCCATCCAAAAACGCTTATATCGCTCAAATTCTGGAGTACCTGGTTTATATCCTGCTATTTTAGCATCTCTTCTAATATCATTACGTAACTTAACAGAGTTCCATGCATACATTTGGAATCTTGCAAATACTTTACCTAATGCAGTTCTAGCAAAAGCTGGTCTATTTGGAGCATTATATAAAAACTGAGTAGCTTTTACACCTTTTTTAGCCATTTCAATTAAGAATGGATGGTCATATTCTTTAAATGCTCCACCATATTTTTCCCAAGCTTGAACATAATGAGCCATAAATGCGTCTCTACGTAAAGCAGTTTCAGGTAATGTCATAAATTTAGTAGCAAAATTCATTGCTTTATCTTTCCAACCTTTACCATATTTACTAGCCACTTCTACTAAGCTTTCAGTTGTCATTTCAGGGTCTCGAGCTAATACATTTTTCATTTCTTCTATAATGTTTCTACCCTTAACAGTTTGCCATTCTTTTTGCAAACCCATTTCGTATAAAATATATTCAGGAACAACTCCCATTTTGATAGTAAAGTCAGTTACTGCTTGCTTAGAATTAAAAGCTGGATTGATTTTTTTAAGATAAGATATGCTTTTACCCTTAACCCAATTGCCAACTCCAGCAGAAGCAAATGTATTCATGCTACCACCAAATAAATTCATTACAGTACTTTTTGGGTGAGCTAATAATGATGCCATTTCATATTGCGCTTCTAAATTAGACCAGTATCTAACAGTATCGATATCTATGCCACGTAGATTTTCTGGGATATTCTTGTTACCAAGGCCTAATTTATTAGACACTTTATTGATTTTATCACGCACTCTATTATCAGCCCACCAAGCATATGGAGACCATTTTAATTTCATATTAGGATTTTCATAAACAGACTCTGGTACAATCGAAGGGTTACCAATGGCATCATTAATATACATCTGCATCCAAGTTTGCCATGCTTTAGTTTGGTCTAAGCCCCATTTCTTAGGCATTTCTTTACCCATTCTATCAACAACATCTCTTCCAAACATTTGAGTAAGCTGCCTATAATAAGTATTGGTAAGTGAACGCATATATGCCTCTACAACTACAGGGTCAATGCTCCATCCCCCTGTATAACTTGTCCTTGAATGCATTGAACCAGCACGTTCATTAGCATTAAACCATTTAATTTGATTTTCACTTATCGACTTTCCTTCAGATATATCCTTAATTACGTCGTTAAACATGTCATATTCTTCCATGTCTTTAAAGTTCCAATCTCCTTCTAAAGAACGATATCTATATTGTAGTTTTTTTAATTCAACTTTTTTAGTAGCTTCATCCATTTCACTATTAGGAGTTTTAATAATTTTCTCCATCGCAGCATCAGTTAATTCTTTAGCTATTTTCTTATCAAAAAACATATGTGGAAAATAACCCTCTTCAATTTTTCTTGTGCCAAATACTGGTTGTAAAGCAATCTTTAATCTAGCATCTTTTTGCGATTTAGTTTTTGTAGGCATCAAGTCTAATTGCATTGACCTAGCTACTGCACGTAAATTATCTATACCAAAAAACGTAGGTACATCTTTAGGAGCAACCCCTTTCCAAGGACTTTCTCCTCCAGTCATATGCTCAGTCATATGTCTAATAAACTTCTTGTAATCAATTTTAGGAGACAATCTTGTATCTTTATCCCAATAATCATAAATATAATCTTCAAGAACACCAGGGTCGCCAACAATAAACTTATGCATATCATCTAAAGTTTTTCCAACTTCTTTATCAATACGCTTAACGATTTCTTCGCCAGTCATCTTTTTTCTTTGACCATCAATATTTAACAAGTATTCTTTATTTTTTAATGAAGCTTCATAATCAGTTTCTTTTAAAGTTTCATTATACAATGCTCTAATCTTTTTAACAATAGTATCAGTTTCAGCTTTTCTACCTGAATTAGGATTATTTAATAATGAATTTTCCAGCCCTAACTCTCTTGTCCTAATAGCAACTTGCCATAATGATTCAGCATCTTCTAATCCACTTTGAAATTGCATAGTATCATGAAACTTCTTAATCAACCCATCAGCATGACCTGTAGATTTATCTACTAATAAACTTGCCCAATTATTCATGATGTCTATATAATTTGTAGGCTTTAAAATACGCCCTTCTTGACGACCACCATACCTAGTAGTAAAATATCCATTTTGCTCCATAAACTGTAAATCGTCAACCATCAATTCCCTTCCTACTGTTTCAGGAATTTGTAAATGATGCCTTAATCCTAATAAAGTGGCACCTTCATGCTTTTTACCACCCCATTTTTTAAGCCATCTCTGTATAGTATTGCCACGTTTTACTTCTCTTAAATAATTTCTAAACACTACAAAGTCTTGATAATTCATAGTATTTAAATCTTTTTGCAAAAACGGATTACCTCGAGTGATTAAATTTAAATCTTCATTTAATTTGTTATTACCCCAAGATTTTAACAACGTTGCAATTTCAGAAACTACACTTCGTGACTTATCATCTAATTTAGATTTCTTTAAACCTTGATATCCAGATTCCAAAAGAGACTCTTGGATAAAATCGTTTAATGGGTCATCAGGCATATTAGTCTTTTCTTTATTGCTAACATTATCTAATGATTTATGAATATTATCAATGGTAGATTTTACCTCTTTATTTGTAGGAGGTGTCCATACTTGCTCATAAAGCCCTAAATAAGTCCCTAAATGCTCTTTTAAGCCCTGTTCTGATATAGCATTACTATTAAAGCCCAGTTTGCTAGTTTGCGTTCTAGAAGCTTGTGTTCTTAAATTGTGTATTAAATCCATTGTAGTTTTGTCAAACTTATCTACAGATGCAATAACCTTGTCAATTTTAGCCATATTCCCTCTACTTAAAGAGCCTAGCATCAATTGCTCAAACATCTGCTTACCATTTTCAGTTAAGTTATCTTTAAATGCGTTAATTTCTGAATCAATTAAAGCCTGGTCCATTTCGGCACTAAATTCATCTTGTACAAGCTTTTTCTCTTTAGTCTTAGGTTTTTTAGCTTCAGGAACTATTTCATTATAAACGTCAAGTATTTTATTATTTAAATCTACTGTTTCTTTTGAATATGTTTCTTTAGTTACATTTAAATATTTTTCTAAATTCTTTCTATCTCTAGCCATTAAATAAGAATTTTTCTTTAATTGTTCGACTTTTTCATGTATAGCAGCTATACCTTCTTCAGTTGTTTTCGCTAATCTATGACCTTTATCATTCGTATCTATCATTTCCTTAGCAATTCGACTAGTATTTTGAATAGTAGTCCAATCAGTTACGTCGTTAACAATAAAATCTTCAGCATAATCGCGAATTTGTCTTAAAACACGCTTACGGACATCTTGGCTTCTAATTGCTTCTTTCATTAAATCTTTATTTTTAGCAAATAAAGTCCCTTTAACAGCTTTTCTAAATAAATTAGTATCTTTAGCGACAGCCTCAATACCACCAATCAATTTACCTGATTTATCCCAAACCCTACCTTCTTTCCATAAACCTAACTCCAAAGTGTTATCTATATAAGCACCCATTTCAGTTTTTAAAGTTGGTCTTCCTAATAGATTTTTTAGCCAATCTAACCCAGGCAATTCTTTAATTTTAAGCTGATACATATCTCGAATAGCTCGCTTATCAATTCGTCCAAAAATAGAATCAGACCAATCTAGACCATTTAACATTTTACCTGTCTTAGCTAGTACATTGTTTAATCGAACAGGATTTTGACCAATATTATGAACAGCAGAGCCTAACTCATTAATCTCTCCCATTGAATATTTTCTGTTTTCAGCCCAATTTCTACCCCAATAAGCTTGATTAATGTCGTAATAATCTTTTAACAAACCACTTTTTAATTGATTACCTGTAAACATATCTTCGCTAATTAACTTATTAAGAGCATCTTTTTTTAGCTTTGTCCAGTATTTGACGCCTGATTTTCTTTGTTTGACTTCTTTAATTCCAAAATGAGCATCCCACATCATTTGAAACCATTCGTTTTTACTTTTTAACCCTAAAACATCTAAAGGGTCAGATGCTAAACCTAATTGCGCTCTTCCAAGTTTTCTTTGATGCTCTTGTTGAACATCACCTGTTTTTGCTTCAATCTTGACTTCATAAAATACTTTTTTATTATTTTCATATCTTTCAATTTGAAGCACATCCTCCCCTCCACCAGCGAGAATTGAGTTGTATGCAGCAGTCATTACTTGTTTTTGTATAACTGCAGGACCAAGTAGGTTTCTCCCATCAACAGCAGCTTCTGATATTCTTAACCTTTCACCAGGTGCATATTGATAAGCTTTTGAATCAAATTTTTCTTTAGTTTTTTTATTAAACTGTTGTGTTAAAACACTTTCATAAGTAGTATTTGTTCCAGGTATAAGCGCAGCTTTATTATCGCTTACTTTTTTTCCATCTGGAGAATAATGCTCGTTTTTATTGCTATCAAATGCATCTTTCCAAGACTTTTTCCATCCACCTTTTCCACCAAAGAATACAAAAGATTTATCTCCATCAAGGTCAGCTCCACCTTCAGCTCTCATAGCTCTACTATGCATTAATATACCATGACCTTTACGACCTGTAAATCCTCCAAATTTCAATACCTGAACCCCTGAAACTGAATCCATAGGAACACGTACTGTAGCCGCTCTAAAGATATCTTCTACAACTAGCTTAGATGTTCCAGAAAATTCACCATTCTGATACTTATCCCATAATCTGCCAAGGGATATTCTCTCTAAACCTTTAGTTGCTAAATTGGTATTGATAACTATTTTTCTATGAGCATCATCTAAAAAGAAAATATCATCTTTATGATTAATGCCCTCTACATTGTTCTTTTTTAACAAGTCACTAACATTATCAATGTCATATTGTAATGCTTTATCGTATGGTCGAATAAAACCAACAGCAGAATTGTCCATCTTAGGCTTAGTAGCTGAATTAACTATAAAATTTTGAACTGCTTTAACTCTAAAGTCTCTAACAAATTTATGCATATAAATAGCAGAAGCTGACATATCTTTGCCCATTGACCTTTGCTCTTGCACCCATTCATTAGCTATCTTTGTAATTTTACCTACTGTATTTGTTGATTCATTTATTTCAGCATTAACTTGGTTGTATTGCTCTTCAGTAATTTCGCCATCTAACAATTCTTGATATGCATTATTCTTTTCAATCTTTAATATTTTATTATAAATAACTTCTGTTAAATTTAATGCATGGTCAGATTTCATTGCCTTAATTAGCGTAGGTATTCCAATATTTTCTAGATTATTTTCAATCTTTGATTCAATAACTTTCAATTCTTTAGTAGAAAGTCCACCATTTTCAACGCTATCTAAATAAGTATCAACCTCTTTATTCCAAATTGGGTCACCTTCAAATCGAGTATTAATAATATCATTAAACATTTCATCTATAACTTTTTGCTGAACAGGAGTTCTTAATGTTGCGACAAGATTACCTAATACTTGCTTTGGTAAACGCTGGCTTTCTATCATATGCTTGCTTCCATAAACACCATAGCTACCTAAAATATGCTCAGGTGTCAATTCGTATCTATCAGCATCAACAACTAATCCATCTTTTGTGATATCATAATCACCCATTTTTCGTGTACCTGTTTGTTTAACAGCACTTTCTTGCATAATCATATGAAGATTTCCATTTTTCTTCATATGCTCAGTCATAGCTTTTCCTGCACTATGGAACATAAACTTACCTAGCAAAGCACCATGCTCTGAATTTGGCGATACAATAAAAGATTTATTTTGACCAACAGATTCAATTACTCCAAAGTCTCTACTAATAGCTTGTAAAATATCATCTCTAACTATAATAGCCCCATCAACATGCTCTGGATTATGATTATTTACTGTATCTATCATCTTTTGATATTCAGCTAATTCTTTTCTGCTCATGTTGTCAAGCTCTTTAGGCAAGTCCCTTACAATAACATATTCGTAATTTCCATTATCATTTAACTTAATCTTTTTACCATCTACGACTTGATTCCTAATAAAAGTGCCATCACCTTCATAACCTGTAGAAAACCATATTTGAGAACGCTTATTAAATGCTTTAGAATCTTTAATAAAACCTTCTCCAAGCATTTTTGATAAATTGGCAGTGTTAATATCAAAACCATTCATTGTTAAGTCATACAGTATATTAGAAGTATACATCTTGTCAAACTTATGACCACGGCCATATTGAGCTCTAAAATTAGTCTTAGCAGCTTCATAATAAGATTTAAAATTCTTATCTACCTTTAAACCCTCGGATATAATGTCGGATATTTTGAAAGTATTAGCTTCTGGATGAAATCTTACCCAATGTACTTTGTCGCCATCAGCACGTCCACCAAAAGCATAATAACCATCTTTAGCCATGCTTTCCATGGCATTGCTCATAAATTCTCTATATTTCTTATCTGCAACTTCTGCATTAAAATTATTTTCTCTTAATAAATAATTACCTCGAAATCTTGACAAGTCCATATCAACTCGTCGACCTTTATCATTTCTAACGGTAACATGGTCTAAAACTATATATGTTGGATTTATCTGCTCGCCATTTTCATTAAGCTCATACTTTCCACCAGCCTCTTCAAAAGCAAATTCAATACGTTTTTTAGGCTCTCTTTGATGCTTTCTAGTACCAGCTTGAGAAAATGGATTAGTATCATCATTCATCCTACTTACAGTCTTACCATTAGATTGTAGATGAACGACTAGTTTACCAGTATTTTGGGTTTGAATCCACTGCCTAAGCTCTCCTTTAGCTTCTGGAGTTAATGTAAAATCTTTAACGCCTAAACCCCCATCTTTAACAGGCTTGTTTATATCTACTTCAATTTCTTTAGCTAAAGCCTCAGACCTATTTTCTTTACTACCTCTTTGAATAAATTTTGGAACACCATACTTATCTTTGCTTTCCATAATCTTATCTAGTCTTCTTGTTAAGTCAATAGATGTAATAGTTTCATCAGTAGTGGTAGCTTTACCTGACCATAAATTAGATAAATGGCTTTTTACAAATTGATGAGCTTTCTTACCTATTCTAAGCTCAGAAGCGCCTTCAAAATCATTATCTAATCTAGCATTTATCTCATCAGCACTAGAAATATTATCTTCCCTATCAACAATAGGCTTCTCTTTACCGCCAAGCGTAACATCAATATTACGTAGCTGATTAGCTTCAATAGTTAAAGCATCATGTTCTTTTAAAATTAGTTTTTTAGGAGCTTCGATTTCAGAAATATGTTCTTCAGACCTATTTAAAGATTTTGCCAATTCTACTTGAGAAGTAATTTCAGCTAATTCTTCTTCTAATTTCCTTTGTCTAAGGTCAATATTCTCTAATCTTTGCTCTCTTGCTTCGATTTGAGGCGTTATTTTAGCTGTTTCAGACACTTTCTTGTTATAAGATGGACTATCACCCCAATTGGCATCAAAAAGGCGGTCTATGGCCTTTTTTCCAACTATGTTTAATTTTCGAGTACCTGTTCCAACAAATCTAGCAGGTGGTCTAGGTGGCTCTTTTATACGCACAAATCTATTAGCGCCTTGACTAAAAGAGTACCAACCTTTTTTAACTTGGTCAAATACGTGTACAGGTTTACCTGCATCAATTGCCATTTGTGCAACCCATGCACTATTACCTTTTAAAACTTTATCTTTATTGCCTATAAAATTTGAGACTCGAACTTTTTCTTTTTTGCCAGTATCTTTATTTTTTTGAAACTTTGTTTCATATCTATAATTAGCACTATTGCTAGAATCTATTTCACCAACAATATAAACAGCGTCACCATTATCTACTTTATATTTATTAGCACGAATTAGATTTAAAGTATCATCATTGACTTTTGACAAGTCTCTTTGAAGAGTTTGGTTAGCTACTTCAACAGCTTTATTTGCATCTTCTAGCTCTTGTATTTTTAATCTTCGTACAACTCCAGGTGATTTAATCTTTTTATCAGCACCTCTGGTTGTAAAGTGAATAGTACCTCTGCCTTTTCTATCTGCACTTCTTGCAAATTCTGCTTCAGCTCCAGTATTCCCTCCTCCGAGGTTAAAACCTTTTGCCCTTGGTATATCTTTTTTGTTAATAACAATCTTAGCATCGCCATCAACATATTCAATTTTTGTTTCTTTTCCTTCAATATCAGGAATAACTTTATCTTGTTGACCAACTAATTCAGCTAATTTAAATGCCATACCTAATTGTGTAGCTGGGTCTTTATATCTTTCTTTAGCAATAGTTTTTGCTTCACCTTTAACTGGTTCTGGAAGTTTGGCAAACTCTGGATGAAATTCTGGGTCTCCTCTAGAGATTGACATATATTCCGCATCTGCTCTCATTTTCTTATCATGCTCGCCCATAAACTTCATAGCTTTAGCTTTAGACCATGATATCTCATTACTACCAAAGTAAGCACCCATCAAGTATTCGTATACTTGTTCTTCTGTGGTTGCATTTCGCATTGTAGCAGGTAACCCTTGAAATAAAGAACCAGCAACTGCTTTAGCAGCTGTTTCATGAGCTTTAGTTCCAGGTATCAAATTACCTAAACCTCTAAAAACACCCCCAAATACAGCGCCATGCTTACCTGATTCTATCATTCCATCTACACCACCTTGCCATGCACTAACGGCACTAGCAACTCCTAAATGAAATGCTCCTTCAGTAATATGAGCGGCTTTTTCTCCTAAATGGAAATCTTTTGCAACTTTAAGGGCTTCAGTTCTTCCTGTTAAACCTATACCTTTAGTTCGTTTTTTAATCGCTTCTGTAGCTTTATCTGCTATATATAAAGGAGCAGAACGCCAACTAGCAACTCTATTAGCTAATCCACGAGCGCCAAGTAGTTTTAATGGTTTAGCCATCATTCCAGGAGCGAATCCTGCAAGATGACCTACACTTCTTGCTATGCCTTCATAAACATTGTCAGGGCGTTCATCAGAAGGACTAAACGTTGTTAATCCTTCCCAGAATCCAATACCTGCCTGTTTAACGGCATCCATAATTGAAAAATCACCTGGATAAAATGGTAAGTTATGATGTGCGGCATGATTTTCTAGATTAATCTTATCATTAGGCTTTAATAAATGACCTTGTCCTTTATATTGGTCTAATATTTTTCTAGTCTGTTCTTCATCCCATAATGGTTCGAAACCTTGTGGCATTGTATTCCTTATTCTTCTGGGCTATTTAAAATCGATAGTATTTGAGCAATATCTTTTGCCATTAAACCTAATCCCGCTACTCCAGCCATAGTAGAAAATCCTTCTGGGGCAAGTGTAGCTCCTGTTGCTAATAGCATTTTTTTATACAAGCTTTTTCCTCCTACTTTTAAAATAGCTCGTTTTACTTTTGGGCTGTTAATGTTTTTTAATAAACTTGTAACCCCTGCACCTCCAGCAAGGCCTCCAGCAGTTTGAGACAATTCTCCACCGCCCATCATTTCAACGCCTTTACCACCAAGTTCCATTCCTGCAGCAAATGGTAAAAATGCAGCTCCTCGTCGCATCCATCTATTTCCAAAACTTTCTTTAGCTTTAGTTCCTACTTTAGCCATTTCGGCTGGATTAAATTGAGCAATTTTCTTTCTTAAAGCTTCGGCTACTTTAGGGTTTTTTGCTGATTCCGCTGATGTCTTCCACCATTGGTCCCAATCCATCTTTTCTGGGCTAAGTAATCCTTTATCCTTTACTACACCTCGCACTTTCGCTAATATATCATCTAGTTTACTGTTTACCCTAAGCATCTCTTTAGTAGGTTTAAACGCTGCAGGTTCAGGACCTATTTTACCTTTAAGAGCTGTTCCTGCAGTTTCTTTAACTAACTTTGAGCTTGTTTTGCCCATTTGTTCGTTTGCTAATTTTACACCTTTTTCACTAAGTTCTGCAACGCCATTTTTATTCTTAAAATAACCTCGAAGAGCTTTAGGAACAGAAAGTATCTTGCCTCCTGTATATTTAGCTAACATAGCTGCGGGTATTGCCATTAGACCAGTTCCAATCATTGCTGGCCAAGTCATTTCACCTGCCTGTTCATCCCATACTAATTTCTCAGCAGAATCTATTAACCCTTCTACTCTACCTTTACCACTAACAGATTCAAGCAATGGATATTGCAATGTCGGTCGTTGCTCTATAGGTAGCATGCCAAATACTTTATTATATTTAGACCTCATCTTATCTGCATTATGATTAATTTTTAATTCTTTATAAATCTGATTATTATCCCACCCTTTAGCTTTGTAATGGTCATATAGCGAGTTAAATGACTGTAATTCCTTGCTAAAGTATGCTTGCTGATTAGATGACCAGTCTTGGTCAAACATCTGCATATTTGGCGTAATTCCTTTAGCTCTAGCGCCTTCAATATAAGATTGTCGAGCTGTAAAATAATCAGGAAGTTCAGAGCCAAATGCTTGATTCCAATCATATTCAGGCCCTTTACCTGATGCTACCATAGCATTAGATGGGTGGGTTATATTAGTCGTATTCCATAACAAGTCTTTCATATCTTCTTGCTCTTTACGAGTTTTTACATTATACTCATATTCAGCAACTTGCATATCCATTTTCTTATCAGCATTTGCTTGAGCTTGTTTAGCAAGTTCAACTTGTTTATTAGAATTAACCAATTGATTAGCCTGGCCTAAAATACCAGGCAACACACCTAAAGCTTCATCTAATATGCCATCACTATCATCTTTTATAATTATATTTGCCATTTTTTCTCCTATCCTTTTGGTAATCCAGATTGAACGTCACTCCATAAATCAGTAAGCCAATCTCCTTCTGGCTTACTCCATTCACCAAAACCTGCACTTTGTTCATTAATATCAGTTTCTAAATCAGACCAGCTACCATATATATTATCTAAAAAGTTTTGATTTACAGTTTCAGCTGTGCTAATATTTTGAAGTTCTGTATCTATATCTCCTCGTAAAGCACCTACTCTGTTTTTAGTTCCTAATAATCCTAATCCAGCATCGCTTAATAAGTTGCCTTTTTCCATTGCAAGAGCAGGGCTTTCTCCCATTCCTGCAAATCCACCAAGATATTTACGCTGTTCTGCTGCTTTAAATTGGTCTAATAACCCACCTCTCGTTTCGACATCTGCTTGTTGTTGAGATGCTTGTTCATCACCAATATCACTTTCAATACCTGCTATATTTTGATACATGCCTTTTAATTCATCCTGCTTAGTCATTACCCCTTCAAAATCAGGCAAGCCAGTATCAAGATAATTCTGCAATACACTACCCCATCTAGAAGGGTCACTTCCAACTTCTCTACCTTTACCTAAATAGTAGTTCTGAATAGCATCTGTATATTTATCTTTAAAAGTTTCGCCGCCTAATGTTGTATCCCAATCAACCATTTTCGTATCATCCCAAGGAGTGTCAGGGTCATCAGAACCGGGATACTCAAGGTCAAACACATTGCTTGTTCCGTCTGCTTGAGGTTTAAGATAGTCAATTAAACCCTTCAATTGATTGCCAGTAGATTCCCAACCGCTAGCAGTATTATCTTTAGCATATAAATTGCCAAATGAAGTTGCTCTATCCACATCTCTTTGCTGTATGTTTCCGTATTCATCTGATGTACTAAATGGTTTAATATTTGACATTGCAGGATTTGATTTTCCAAATTCTGATGCTAATAATGTTTTTAACCCAGCTTGTCCAGCAGTATGTAAAGGGGATAATCTAAAACCAGCTCCACCTCTTCCTGTTGTGCTAAAACTATCATAACCTAAGTCGCTGCTTGATGTACCATACCTGTCTCCTTTAAAAGTTTGTTGACCACCTGTTTTGTTTTCAGGGTCCCAAACACTACCTTTCATGCCTTCTAGCCTATTTTTTCTAGTAACAAAATCTTCAACATCTTTAGTAGCTCCACCAGTTAAAGATGGTCCAAGGTAGCTTGCAAAATCACCGCTGTCCATAAATTGGTTTGCTCTTGCTCTCGCCGCTTTCCAAGCTGCAGGGTCTCCTTTAACATTAGAATCCCATCCTGATTGAACATTTCCTAACATTCTATCACCTGCAGGAGTAAAACCAATAAATTCATCGCCTCCGCTACCCTGCCCCGACTTCCATCGGTCTCTCGTTTTGTAAATAGAACCAACAGTTTGCCTACCGTCCATTAGATTGCTTCCTGGTTCCCCAAATCTATATGTTTCTTTCTCCAGAACATTGCCGCCAGCCCATCCTATATCTCGACCTTTAACATCGTCTATACCACCCAATGAATGAACCCATCTATAGGCATCAGTGCCTGGAGCCCAAGTGCTTAATTTTGGCGATGCTGGATTTGAATATTGCCATTTGCCTGATTTACTAAAATATCCCATTTTTTATCCCCTTAAATCTTATTTTACTGAATTTATTGCTTGCCATACATCAAAATCGCCAACAAACTTACCTAATCTTTTAGCTCGTCTCCACTTTTGCCATTCTAAGTTTTTATTTGACAAGTTACTTAATGTTTTAAACGGCTGAAATCCGCTGGAAGTTTTTGCAGCACCAGCTAATCTACCGCTATTTTGAGCTAAATTAACCCCACCTTTACCACTGCTTCCAACTACATTAGTTAAGCTGGATTTTATATTACTTGGAGTCATAGTCCCCTGATTAATACCTTTAGTTATATCTAAAATACTTGTAGCTTTTCCTGTTGCAGGAGCTGGTCCTCCTTTTAAAGCATTCATTATTCCCCCAGCATTTTGAGCTAGATTAGCACCTCCATATAAAGTAGAACCAATTTGAAAAGCTCTTTTCATATCACTACCTAATACTTTTTTTCTAATCTTATCTTCAATAGGTGTAATATTTGTAGTATTTCCAAATTGCATTCTATCAGAATCCATTTTAGCTTTATTTACAGCTCCTCCTATTAAACTGCCTCCTAAAGCTCCTCCTCCACCAGCTAAAGCTAAAGCTAAAGGAGTCAATGTTCCACCAGAAGCAACTAGAGTTAATAAACCAAGCCCTGCACCTAACCAACCTGAAGTTTTACCTTGCTCTGATTTACTTGTCATTACACGAGAACCTTCATCAGCTATTGCTTGGTCACCTAATCTCTTTTTTCGTGCAATTTGCTCTTCTCGCAATCTTCTATCTAGCATCATTCTTGCTCTTGACATAATATTCTCCGTTCTTATTCTACATTCCATTTACCAGGGCCATTTGCATCAGTAGAGTCAATTGACGTTACTGGATACCAACATGTCCCATCACAAATTAAATGTAATACTTGTCCTTTTTTCTCACCTCTATATACTTCATCGCCTTGTTTTGTTGTTATTTTAATTCTAGGCAAAGTAGGCGATAAACCAATCTCCCTTACAATCAAAATCTTTTCTTGACCTTCAGTACCCATAGGTAAAGAAAACCATTGCCTAGTGCCTGCATCAAGAGTTCTTAAATAAGACACTCTAGTCTTCAAACTCAATACAGTTGCATCTCCCGGGTCTGACATACCGTCTCTTGATTCAGGTTTACTCCATCTATCTTGACGTAATTTTTTCACCTGTAAAGCTTTCTGTCTAGGCCTTTCTTTAACAATTGATTTTTGTCTATTTTCTAATACAATTGAATGCCAACGACCATTTTGCCAGACCTCTAGCACTTTTTGACCTTTTCGATTTTTTAATCTAATATGATTTTTCTCTATCATTTAACAGTATGCGTCCTATATATCATTGTTATATCATCAACATTTAACAAAGTTCTTGGACTAGCTCCAGTAGAATTAGTCAAGTGTATTTTAATCGTATTAAACTTTTTTGCTTCAATTTTATTAGCAGGCTTTAGCTCTATAGTCCTAAATTCACCATCAGTGCCCTTTAATCCACCTGCAGAGGTATAACCTATAGTATCAGAACTATCTGCCGTTCTATCGCTATATTTCGAATTATTTTCAAAGGTATACAAAGTACCGCCAGCATCTATTGTGTATTTCGGGTGCAAATGTAAATCTCCAGTGCCATGAGCCCTATATGTAATATACAACTTTTTAAGTGATTTTTTTGCACCTAAAGTTCCTAAATCAAAATCTTTTGATGACCAGTTTAATGAATTTTGAGCTATAGCTGTGCCTGCATAAGTAGAATCACTTTCAAATTCTTTCCATAAAAATAATTTAGTTTCTGCACAGCCATTATAATCAGTTCCAATTCCAGGATTAGGACTTGCATCAGTAGCTAATTCAGCAGCCATAACTGTTCCTGCATCATTACCTGCAGTTAAAATTCTATTGCTCCAATCAAGTATAAAATTAGTACAAGCATATTTATCACTAGCAACACTTTGAGGGAATACATCTTTAGCTAAAGTCCAGGATTTTGTTCCAAAATGATATATCAAAGCATTACCTGATGTCGACATCCCAACTCTTCCATTAACAATAAATATTAATTTATTATTTGAAGGCTCATAAATCAAATTACCTCTGGGATTTTGAATAGTACCATCATAACCTGTCATAGTTCTATAATCATCTAATTCGACTTTTTCTACACCTTCTTCAACTAACAAGTTAGTTATTTTAGCATCTTTAGCAAGAAATACCCCTGACCCATTAGCAAAGCATATACCTTCAGAAGTCTTTACAACATGATTATAATTAGGCACTCCTAGCCCAACAAATTCTTCTTTTAATTTCTCTTCATCTAGTGTCGCAATATCAACAACATATAAATTACGTTGTTTAAATACATATAAATTATCACCTTCTGCCTCTAAATGCATAATTGATTCAGCATCACTACCTGTTAAGTCAATAAAGTTGTCCTCTGGCAAAATATCAGGCTTTCCAATAGGGCTTTTTAAAATCCTATCTGGATAATCTGCGCCACGTTGTCTTATATTCCCTGCAAATAATCTAGCTTTATGCCATACTGCTGTTGCATAATTCGCAGTTATTTCTTGACCTGGTAAATATCCGTTTTCAGTAACAAAATCTTCAAAAGTAGGAGGGTCCATAAAAACATGTGAAAAAGAATTTCGAGGATGACTCGAGTATGAACCTATTTCATTCCAAGTGTCAGTTCCGGCAATTCTATAACCTTTTTCAAAATCAAAATGAAACAACAGAAACAGCCCTTCATTAGCACTATCACCATCAACAGCGCCTTCTGAGTATTGATAATATGCTTTCATTCCAGTCATTCTTGGACCACCTTCAGTATGTTTTCCAGCAAGATTATAATCTCCTTCTGTTGATTGTTCTGCAAACAATCTGTAACCCCCAGCCCATGCAAAGCTTAATTGAAGTTGACTAGTTTCAGAGGTTGGTCCATTATTTTCGCCTGGTTCAGACGCGCTATTATAAAAAGTTATAGGACCTTCTTGGTCTTTGTCATATACATAACATAAGCCAATTTTAATATTGCCAGCTTTAGTCCAGCCTCCATCTTCGTTTGCAGTCCATCTTGTGCTAACTATACCTCCTCCTGGCCAGCATTTGCAAGAAGTGCCACCCAAATCATCTGAATCTATTGTGCTCCAATTAGTGCTAGTTGTAAAATTATTTAGATACCAATATTGACCATCATTTGTTATGTTTCTTGCAGAACTAGACCCAGCATTCTGCAATGTGCCATACCCATTTTTTCTTGGCTTAGAAAAAAGATTTCGTCCAAAATGCCAATAATCAGATTTCCAATATATCTGCGCATTTACATCCTCAACATTTGCAGTAATTCCATTTTGAACATACCCTATATAAAACGGTGCATGATACTTACTAGAATCGTAAATATGAACAGCTCCGTCAATTAATAAGAATTTAGGCTTGTAAAAAGAAGCTTCTCCTCCAATCAGTAACTCTTGGTTAAAGTCGTTGGAGTCGCTATACGCTAAGTCTGCAGTATAGCTTAAATCAGTTCTATGGTCGCCTGCACCAGTATCAGATTCTATTGTCCCAGAGTTAACTGTATCAGCGGCTGTAACCGCCTGGCCTGCAAACCAAGGCTGACTACAAGTTTTCCATATCCCTGTGCTTTTAAAATAATTTAATGTATGCCAGCCATTTAAAGCATCGCTTCCATCATTTAAATTATGATAATGAACAAATAGATGAGGCCCAGTTGCTACATCTCCCGCGGATGTGCCAGCCTGCTCACCAGCATCCATTGTTCCCATAGCCCCGATTAATATAGTATAAACAATATCTCCATTTAATGCTTCCCAATTAGCATAATTTGCATCTGCATTCACAAGCGGGCTATGAACACCTGTAGTATTGTGCATAGCTAATGGTAAATGTTTTACAAGATTAGTCTTGTCTGACCTAAATTGAAACAGACCATAACCATATCCTTCTCGTGCTCCTGAACCTTCATCTACTCCTAAAATAGTAGCAAAAATCTTTTCAAATCCAGGAGTTACAGCATCTATATATTGACCTACAGGTTGCAAAGCTCCAATTTTACTAGGGTCAAAACCCTCTAAAATAGAAGCGGCTTCGTCCGAAATATCTCTCGGATTTGGACCTGCAACTAAACCTGCATCAAATCTATTTAATGTTTTTGCGCTTTTTGCCATTAATAAATATCTTCTTTTCGTTTTTTATTAAATATATCAGTTAAAAATGCTGCTTGTTGTGCCAATTCTTCAGTACTAGGACCTGAAGGCATTGCTATAGGAGGTACATTTCCAAATGGAGTCTGGAACGTACCTGCATTAGGACCAGCTTGAGGAAAAGGTATACCTTGATTGGATATTTGCCCAATACCAGGAATATTTGCAGAAGGCATTGGATTTCCAGTTGGCCATCCAGCTGAAGGACCATGAATACCAGGAGATGGAGTTGTTAATGCGCTATTTGAATAAGCGCCCATTGATGGGCCAGGATTATAAGAAGGGTCCATATCTTCTGGTGTAAAGTACATTTGTCCAGTATCAGGGTCTGTATATGGAAATGTCATTTCCTCGCTAACTGGATACCTGTCGCCAACTTCTTCAGAAGATGGATATCTGTCGCCAACTTCTTCAGAAACTCCTTCATTTTGATAAGCTTTAGACAACATGCTATTAGCAAGCGCTTCTCCTCCTTGCGATACCTGTTGTTGATATTTTTGATTGCTTAATGCCTCATCTACAGAATCTAATCCTTTTAATTCATCTGGATACATATTCATAGGGTTTGTTGGGTCATAGCTAGATTGCTCATCTGGATAAAGATTTTGAGGATTAGCAGGGTCATAACTAGTGTCAAATTCATTATAAAAGCCAGGGTCCATATTTCTTAACGAATTATCAACTAATGAACCAATCGAAGGTTCTGCATTTATTGGAGTAGCATCTGGAATATTATTAGGTACTAAATTTGAACCCGTTTCTCTTAATGTTTGCGGTTTATTTCGATTTTTAAACTCTTTTAATTCTGCAGCGCTAGGAAACCAATTACCACCAGCACCTGCTCCTTTTTGCATAAAATCAGCATTAATAAGCCTGTCAATACCATCCATAGCTTTGCCAAGTAAACCTGTAATTCCACGAGCTGCACCTTGTGCATATTTGCCTGGATACCAAGATTGTCCATGACTTTCAATCCTGTCGCTAATTCCACCAAGCATATTACCAAAATACTTTCCTGGATACCAACTAGTATTAACCTCTCCAAGGTTCGTACCTGGAACATTCATATCTGCGCCCATACCCATTCGAGTAAAATAGTCCATTTCATTACGAAATGTACCGTCTTCTGTTGAAAACCCAGTATTAGGCAAGAAATCTAATAATTCTTCCTCTTCATCTATCCCTAACTCTCTTAAAGTTCTATTATATGACATTACTTGCCCTCTTTCTTTAATAATTTAGTTATTATTTCTACTAATGTTTGATAAGATTTCACTATTCCTCTCATCTCTATTTGCATTTTCTTTTGTTGGTCTATTAGCTTAATAATGATAGCTTCTAACCTATTAAATTTACCATGTATATCCTTAGTTAAATCATCCTGTATATACTTGTTTTGCTTCCATATAAAGAAGCCAAAAGCACATGCTACAGCGACTGGTATCCCAAACTTTTCTATTATTGCAAATAAATCCATTACTTATTTCCATCTATTATTTCTCCCCATAACGATGCTTTTCCATTTATAATCTGTATTATATGTACTGTAAACTTACCACCAGTAAAATAATCAACTACAGCAAAGCCATGAGCCCATTTATGTTTTCTGCCCCTAAGCCATTCATTATTCTCATGAGACATATCTTTTAAACATCCAATGCTCCAAGCACTTTTAGGACCATCTATATGAGTCACTGAGTCTTGTTGCATACTATGATGATGGCCATACATTATATTGCAACCTAATTTTCTTAAATGATTAGCTGCATGATATTGCCCACCAAAATGATGACCATGATAGTAATATAACTTGCCTATTTTAAAATACTGTCCAGCATCATGATATTTATAACCTCTTCCAGATAAATCTAACGCTCTTTTAAAAGTATAATCTGGCAAGTATGGATGTTCTTGAACGAACATGTCTAGCCATTCATCATGATTTCCTTGGCAAAAATGCTTTATTTTTGTACCAGCTTTATCAAGACTTTCATCAATACTGTCAAGAAGCTTATTGCAAGCAGCAATATCTCTATCTACTCTTGGCATAATATACTCTAAAGGTGGTTTTTTCTTTCTTTTCCACTGCCAATGAGATACACTGCCAAACTCTCCAAAATCTCCCAAATCTATATAACCATCTGGCTTGATGATTTCTATTGCTTGCTTTACAACTGAAATTGCTTTCTTATCGTGTAAAGGAGCATGCTTGTCGGGAGTAACGATGTAACGTTTAGTTACGCCTTTATCTCTACTCATATGTTAAAAAACTCCTAATTAAAATCATTTTTATCTGGGACTTCCCAGTCGGACAAGTTTGTCCATATATCTTCGATATGCGCAAATTGCTTTACAACCCACGCTTTGCTATATTTAAGAAACATAGCTTTGCAATCTAGACATTCCCACAATAAAGATTTTGGTGATACACCTAATAAAGAAACTTCTGCAAAATACTTATGCTTACATATAGAGCATTGTTTTGGAACCGTTTTATACACCTTAGAGCTCACTAAACCTAATGCCTCTAGTACAAGCTTAGGGTCACTAATTAACGATGTTAAGTTAAATATAGTTGCAACCCTTTTTTCTATTTCAGTATTTTCTTTATTTCTTTCCATGCTTTATCATCCAAATCGTTTTTAGTTGATTTTACCAAAACCTCTACTAGCTTTATAACTAAAGCTTTGATTACCTTTTCTGATATTGCACCTTTTAAAGCAAGTTTAAGAACTTGTTTTATAATCAATCCAGGTATCATTACTTAGCGGCCTCATTTACAGCATCTTCTATAGTGCTCCACAGCCCTTCTAATAGCTCTTTTTCATCAGCTTCTGACATAAAAGGTACATCTAATTTCTTATTTAATCCTTCTATTATTTTGTCTTTTTGCCCTAAAACCATCTTTACAGCCATTTTCTTTAATACAATCATTAATTTATCCATTTTATCTCCATTGTATTTCTTGCGTTAATTTATACGCTTTTAAGCAGATATATACAAAAGTTACTATCCCTACAGCAACCCTTACCATTGGAGGCAACCATTCTATCCATGTTACTCCCATTCCACCTGCACCTACTCCTAATGTTTTTAATGTGTCTAATTCACTCATTAACTTTCCTTTCTTAAAACATTTCCATAATCTGTATTCCACAATGCAGTATTATTAAACTTCATACTTGTACCGTTCCAAGAAGATGATAAAGCTGCGCTTGTAATAATATTTGATTCTACATTTAATCCAGACGCTTCTTTAGATTCTACTGCTAAATCTACAATACCAGTTCCTGTCCAAAACGCTGCATCTTTCTCTTCTTCTGTAGTCTCAACAAATGGTTTATTAAGTAAATAAGTACTATCAGAGAATAACCCTTGTAATCTAATTACCCAGCTTCCATTTAATTTAGGAGAATTAGTAATAGTTACTACAGCACCTGGCTGCATATATTCAGATGACGGTGTTTGATGCAATGTCATAACTGTTAACCCAGGGTATCCAAATACAGCACCATCGCTATTAGTAGCTATACCATTATCACTTCCAGTAACATTGCCTGTCCACTGTATTGTGTTATTGGTTTTTGATATATATTCTTTAACGAATCCCATTAAAAATCCTGTGGACTTATCATTCCAGTATAAGTTCTATTAGACCTAGCATATTTTTTGGCATCTTTAACCATCATTTCATATTTTTGCATAAATAATTGATGCACTTGAGGATTAACTTCCCCTCTTAAATATCCATCTGCTATAACTTTATAAGCTAAACCTTCTCTAAATTGCACTGGCAAATCAGATGTTTGTGTTAAGGCGGTACCAAAATCTGTCGCTTGAGAAATAGTAAATAATCTTAATTCTTTTGAAGTAGAGATAGATATGTAATTTGACGTCTTATTACTTACTGTAATACTTCCTTTTTCAACAACCCCTATTCTATCATTACTTATATACCAATACCAATCATTCGAACCTGCACCAGCATCAACTCTTCCATCGTCCCCATCCCATTCGTCATCATCAATAATAGGGTCACCTATTAATCGAGGGATTATAATGTCGTCTAATTGCACTTTTAGTATTCTTAAAATATCACTATCAAGCGAATAATAGCGCTGACCTGCGGCAGTCATTTGACGATATGTTTTTTTAATCAATTCAGTACGAGCACAAAAATCATTTTGAGCACGATTTAAACCACGCCTAATTTCTACGGTTCCCATTGTAGGGTGATGTTGTTGAACTATTTCAATTAATTCTAATTGCGTCATTTTTCTTCCTTAGCAGTTTTTATTTGCAAAAGAACTTCTAAAGCTCCTTCGGCTTTCAATTTCATAATATTAAAATATTCAGCTTTTTCTGTATATTCTTTCAATTGAGGTTTTAAATTTTCAATTGTCTCATCAATAATACTTATCTTATTTTTTTTATCTTTTACTTTCATCTTCATTAAACAGTCATCTTGCAAGCACCTGGATTCATAATGCTCCATCTATTTGCTTCTGTATATATTAATTGAGCAAAAACATAAGCACCGTCCAATACAGCAGTAACGCCTGCTTGAACAGTCTCATCTACGTCATCAGCCCAATATCCTACTATAGTAGATGCGGCACTTCCACCTAAAGTTAAAGTGATAACATCATTATGACTTCTAGTTAAGTATATTATAGTCCCAATTGTTGGTTCATTCCCATCTACTTTAATATGTGTAATAGTATCAGCATCATCAGACCCAACTCCTTGCTGTGCAATGGCGGCAATGTATGGCCCTTGGGTAGATGTTATATTGAGCACACCTCCTGAAATCTCTACACTATCTTTTTCTACCATTATAGGCCCGCTAAATTTTGTAGTTCCATTAATATGTAAAGTAGCTGTTGGAGTACCTGTCTTTATACCAATTCTGCCATCTCTTATACGCAATGTATTTAAATCAGATACAGTTCCAAGCTCTAATATATCGCCAGCCTCGCTAACAGCAGAATCTACAAGCCTCATTCCACCTTTTTCCGCTCCTCCAGCCTCTCTAAATTCAAAACCTTTACTATCGCCGTTTGCGGTTTCTAAGAATATATGGCCAGCTTTAATATCTAAATCACTTGTACCAGTATCTATATCTAAATCACCAGTAGTATTAGTAATAGTTGTTTTAGAACCATTATGTACTACAGTTAAATCATTTCCATCGCCTAATGTTAATTCAGTATTATCTTTAAATTGCAATCGTGCATTAGCATCTACCCACTGAACATACCTATTAGACGTATCACTATATAAAAATAGCTCATAACCATTACCATTGCTTCCAAAACTTCCAGTAGTAGCACTAAAAATAGCATCATCTGATATATTTAAGCCTTCTCCTTTTACAGTAGCAGGAGAAGTTACAGCACCCCCTAAGACCAACTCTTGATTTACTCCGCTAAAGCTTAGTATTGCCTGGCCTGTTGCATTTATTATTCCACCGCCAGTTCCGCCACTATAGCCAGTTAACCGTACAGTGTCTAAAATTTTAACTTCACCACCTGAACTATCAAGCTGTAAAATTCCACCAGAAGTAACAGATAACGAGGCGGTATTTGAATTATCGTATTTAAGAGCTAATTGAGGCAAACTGGTAGTTTGAACTGACAATATAGAAGTAGGAGTACTATCTCCAATACCTACTCTATTTGTACTTATATATAGATTTGTAGCTGTACCAACACCATCGGTAACATTAACCGCACTAGCATCAGTATTGCCTGTTAAATCTCCATTGTCTGAAGTTTTTAACAATCCTAGATAAGTAGTAGATATTTGAGTATTATTTAAAGTAGCCATTATTAAGAAGCATCATCCACACAAGCATAAACTTCAACATTTACTGTCCCTGCTGATGCTTCTAATGTGATGTCATCCATTTCATTGTTGTTTGTTAATCTGCACCACCATACTTCACCTGGATATAAAATCATATTATCAGCAGCATTATCCGCAGCTTGTCCAGACTCAATATTAAAATAAATAACTGTATTTGCAGCTGTTTTAGTAACGCCATCACCCTGATATCCTGTATGTTTTAAAACAATAAAAGATACTTTATCTGCAGATGAATCCATCACTTTAACCTGACTAATGTCACCAGCATCGTTTGAAAGATATGAAACACCGTCAGGTATTGCAGTTTCGCTGGTTGTAGGCACACTATTTAAATAGTATATCCACCTATTATTATCACCTATATCATTTAAATCATACGAAGCAACACCTGATACATCTTTCTTCATGTTATCAGGCAATACTGTTGCAGAGCAGTGTACTACTCCTTTATTTGCGGCCATTATTGCCCTCCTTGTTGTGGGGCACTTGGTTTAAACCCAAACAATTCCATATAGGATTTTTCCAATTGCATTTTATAACCTTGAGCCCAATCATATTTTTGTTTAATTTTTTGAAAATCTTGATTAAATATTTTTTCTAAACCACTAATTTTATTAGTGAATTTGCTTATTTCGGCATTAAATGCTGTTAAGTTATGAGTATAAAGAGTCAATTCGTTATTATAGTCTTGAATTTGTTTATTTAAAAATTCATCTTCAGATTTTGAATTATCAATAACTGCCTGTACATCTTTATCCCATTTTTCTTTTTGCCTGTCATATTCTTTAACAGCTTTGTCCATTTCTTTGTCAAATATAGTAACTTCTTTTTCAAGTATTTGCATAGCTCCACCTAAAAGTTCTATATCTTCTTCATCCTCTAAATAGTAACGAGCTCCAGGGACAATATTTCCCAAATCTAAAGAAAGGCCTGGAAACGAAAATTCTGGTATATCTGGAACATCATAAGATTGCATAAACAATTCTGGTGGATTGCCAGGTTTATCTGGCATTTCAGGCAATGCTGGGATATAAATAGAATCAGGCAATTCATTCCAATAGTCAAGCATCTTACGATTAACTATTTTAATTGCCGCATAATAACAAATGTGATTATAGTATTTTTTAGGAAAATCTGCAATTGTTGTAGTTCCTCCTGTATCCCAATTAGTAATAGTATAATCAGGTATATAATAATAAAAGCCTTGTTTGCCGCCACTAGGGTCTGGCTTAACAACTAATGACCCGTCATGTATATAAAATACAGGGTCATTATCATCAGCAGGGTCAATATAGTACATAGATGCATTATTAGATATCTTTTCTCGCATTCCAGAATCGATTCTTCTACAAGGAACTCCTCCTCTTTCTACCTTAATAATATCAATAATCTCATCCAATGTAATTGCCATAGCTGAACTATGTGCCCCACTTTTCACAGTAAATAAGTCTATTTCTCCAGGCTTTGATGCAATCTTTCCAATAACATCGTAACATCCATCTAAAAGCCATTGTCCAACAGCACTATCATCTGTTGGATATAATGTTCCTGACAAGTCTTCTAACCTTGTTTTTAAATTAACAACATTTGGATTAGTAATATTCGCCATTACTTCTTACCTTTTTTAGATTTTAAATTTAATTTACGTCTACTATCAGGTTTAATGGACGACTGAAATGGTCGCCCAATACTACTAGAGAAAACCTTTTTAGGGCTACTCACTATCTACGTCCTCTTTTCCTACCTAAAGATTTACCTTTAGTTTTAGCTACTGCGCCTTTTCGTGACCTTTTCTTACTTGTTGCTTTTTTTCTTTTATATATAGACATTATCGTCTCCTTATTAATACGGTGTTATAGTTTGTTTTATAAATTGTGTCGGATGCAATGTCTGAACGCTTCCGCCTGTTACATATTCATGTTTTAATCTTACTTTTTTAGCATCTAATGCATTTGACGGATTCCTTGCATCATGAGCTGCCCCAAAACCTGCTTGATTTGGATAAGTTCCTTGAGCAAATTCAAAATCATCAATAAATGGGCTCCCTTTTTTCATCCAATTTTCACCATCTTCACTAACCTCTATCCAAACTGTATGCCCCCAATTTGCGCCTACTAAAGCTCGTTTCCATTGTGTTCTTGGTTCATGATTAATACTTAAATAAAATGAACGATTAGTAGAAAATGGAATAGGTTCTGTAACTACAGTATCCCCACCTGTAACAGGTTGTTGGAAATATGATGTATAAGTTCCATCTATAATTTTAGGAACGCCATCTAATGCTGTTGATTTAATTTTAAATGCAATTGTATCATTATTGCTTATTGCTGGACCTGGAAAGAATCCAGAATCAGGAAACGATACATAGACACCAGGACCCATCGGATGCAAACTTCTTTTATTACCAAATTTATCTGTATATGGAAGAATGTTTCCTGGAGAAAGACTATTAACTGCAGTAAGATACTCCACAGTATCAATACTACCCAATGCAAACCAACCAGGCACTACAGTATCAACACTAATATTTTCACCTCTAGTTCCAGCATTACCGTCATAAAATGCCATTGGGTAATGCCTGCCTTTACATTTATACTTAGTGCCCGCACCTGTTCCAGTTTTTTCAAAAATAAATTTATAAGCAATATCAGGATAATTTAAAGCATAATCTGCATCTAAATATACGCTAGGAGTACTTACATATCCATCTGGCTGGTCAAAATGACCAGTTTTTTCAGTAAACTCAATATGCTCATCTGCAATTAAAGTTACAGGGTAACGATAATTTTTCCAAGGCGTACAATATGGAAATCCACTTAAATTAGCCATTTTATTGAGGTACCACTGCTATTAAATATGTACTATCACAATTAGTATTCCCTTGAATAGTTAATCTCATATGAGGCATTCTTCCGTATGTATCATAATCATATACTCCGACTTGTCCTGCTTCATCTATAGTACCATCACTATCTTGTATCATTTTTGTTTTATCAGCAAGTTCTATCCATGTCCAAGCATCAGGTGCTCCAGAACCGCCAATAGAACCTTCCATAGTCATATCAATTGTTAATGCAGCATCTAAATTAACTCCAGTAGGATTTGCTATAATAGTTAAATCCCCCATGATTGGAAAATCAAAAGGTAATGTTGCATGTTTAGTCGTATCTGCTAAACCTTCAAAATAGCAGAAATGTCCCATGTTTACATTTAATTTATTATCTCCAGGAACATCAATTTTGCCTAACGCTTCAATATCAAGACCTAAGTCAGCTTTAGTGCTCCATTTACTACCTTGTATTGCCATAATTTCTCCTTAAAATATAGTAATAGGGAGCCGAAGCTCCCCATTACGTAACTAGCTAACGTTAAGATGGGTCAGCACCGACACCATTAGTTTTAACAAGATAATCTTGCTTAGCCAATGTGTACCATACGTCATAAACAACATTTGCAGTAGAAGCTCCACTTGCAGTTTGTTTAAATTGAACGTAATCGTACCCTAAGTCGCCTAAAGTAACTGTTGCAGTGTCAGGAGCATCATCAGAACCTGCTTCATCTTCACTTATAACAATTATATCAGTCATGATATCTTCTGCAACATGAGTTAAAGATGTAAAATCAAGTCCTCCCTCAGCGCCATTAACGGCAGGAGTTGATGATTTTGCACCGATAACATCAATAGTTACACTAACATCATCTGTATGAGCTGATTTAATAGCAGCTGTAATTAAAGCCCCTTTTGGAACTTTTAACCACGAGGTTGTTACAGCGCTTGCACCAGCCAAGGCTTTAGTTTCGGTATTATTAATAAGCCGACCTTCATTTGTTTCAGTCCAAGCCATTATATACCCCCTTAACTAAACTTCAATACAGCATGAGTTTCAGGAAGCGATATTTCTAGACCAGCCTCAGTGATGATTTGGTCACGTCTTCCATCTTCGTCATTTGCTTGTATATTAGTTTCTATAAATGTATCACGGCTAATTCCGTTACCAACCAATGGTCGATAAGCTACATTACCCATGTCTACCATTACACAATAGTCTTCCCATGGTCCTCTTAATAAAGGTTCAGCTACAAAATGTAGATTACCAAATATTGTGTTAACCATAGTAACTTGATGACCAAAAGCACCTTTGATGTTTTGAACATCCAAGTTGTATTGTGATGAACCAACTGAATTATTCATAAATGAACCAGCACCTAATTTATTCAAGTAAGTAATAACTTTTCTTGAAGCAAGTACTAGTTTATTTCCTGAATTTCCACTTTCAGGTGCAAAGAAATCTTCCATTGCATCTAAGAAAGCATCGTATCCAGATGAAGCATAAGACATATTATATACTTTACCATTAGTTTCAGTATAAGGCAAGATACCCCATGTACCCCTAACAGGAGCACCTGTAGTTTGCTGCTCATCTGTGCCAGAATTACCAACACCAAATAAGAAGCCTTGCTCTAAATCCATCTTGTGTTCCATCAACTTTTCAGACCATACTCTTTTATATTCGTCTTTAATACCTCTATAACCAGTAGCCATAGCTGTACCAGAGAATAGATTCATTGCAGTTTTAAAAATCTGACAATATCCTTCTCTGTCGAACATTTGGTCTTCCCAACCTGTAGGAGCAGTAGTACCTTCACCCCATGCTGAACCAATCACTTGACCTTTAGCATTATCACTAAATACCGTAGATGCAGCCCATGTTCCAATAGCAGTTGCGTGCCATGTTGTAGTTGAGTGAGTATATAGATTAATAGTAGTTTTAGAAGCTGAATGAGTAATAACACAATCAGAATGAAGTCTTAATCGTCTCACAGCTCCAGTACTATCAACTATAGCAAGAACAGCACCTGGTACGATAAAGTTGCAAGGTTGACCTGCTTCAATTATACCAGTTTCGTTATATCCGCAATCAACATCAAGTGCTAAATCATTTCCTTGAACTCCAAATGCTGATAATGGCGATGCGCCATCGGTTACAACGGCTTCATGCACGTCACCACCCGTGCCAGTCATTGCTGTTTCTATAGCAAAATTACGTCTTTGCCATTGGTGTCTTTGCTCCAAAAACTTAAATACAGGGTCATCAGTCGCCTTCTTCGCTACTTTAGAAAGATATACAAAGAAAGGAGACTGTTGAGGAGCTAATTCAGCTACACGGTCGCCGAAATTAAAGACTCTTCTATTGTCATTAATATCTACGCCTTGTACATCTACCCCTGCATTTGGACTATAAAATGTTCCCATTTTAGTTTTCTCCTTTTACAGTTATCCCTTAAGACCAAGGATTCTTGGACTTGTGGGTTTTAATTAAATCATCCATAATCGTGTCAGAATCATTTCTAGGTTGATTTGTTTGGCCTGGCATTACACCCATCGGTGAAGGAACTTGTTGTGCATTTCTAGATTGTTGAAATGCTTCGCTAGGACCTTGCGATTGAGGATTAGTTTGCCCTTGGCCTTTACTTAACCTATAAAGACTGACAAGATTGTCCATGCTTAAAGAGCCTGGGTCAGACATTGTTTTCATGAAATCTACCGCATCTTCTTGAGATAAGCCATAATGCCCTTGAACGTGATTAAATATTTCACGATTTTGAGCTTGTTGGCGATTGTATTCTTCACGCTGAGCTACAGCAACACGCTTATTTTTTTCTTGCGTTTCCAATTGCTCACGCACAGTAGCGATTTCATACTGATTTCTCAAATCACGATATTCAGTCATATTGTCTTGCCATTTTTCTTTAGCATCCAGATATTGGGCACTCGCTGAACTTGGGTCACCCCAAGCTTCTTCGCGAGAAAATCCCGCTGGTTTTTCAGGTGCAGGTGGAGCGGGTGGAAATTCGTCAACTTGAGGCTGTTGTTGAGTTTGAGCTGGCGCTTGTTGTTGCGCTTGCAACATTTGCGACACCTCATTTTTGAATTGATTTAATTCGTTGTCTTTCTTTGCAGCTTGAGACTGCCAATACTCGTAACGCTTTTCATCATTTCTATTCTCAACTGGAGCTTCAGTTGCTACATCGGGTTGTCCATCTGTAGATGGAGCCTGTTCACTCGTTTCTTCTGCGCGACTAAAAAACGCATCTTCAACGGATAAGTTATCATTGGAGCCTTCAACTGTTTCAGGAGCACCAAAAGCATCTATAGACGTTCCAGTGTTTGCTGTTTGAGGTTGAGGGGTATCCATATTGTTATTTTCTTCCATTGTATATTGTTCCTATTTTGACTGCTTCTTGTCCCCAGAAGGTGAGCCAGTTTCTTTTATTGCCAACGCTACATCGCGTTTCAACAAGGACATGTTGTCATCAAGACGTTTTTCATACAGGGTATTGGCGGCTTTTGTCTTATTAGAGACACCATCCAAGTCTGCTTTAAACTTCTCAACTTCAACTTTCTTACGAAGATTGACCGCTTCTCTATCACGAGTTTGCAAGTCTCCCTGTAATTTTTTATTCTGCTCTGATAAACCTTGTACTTGTTGCTGTAATTGTTTGATAATGTCAATTCTTTCAAGTACTCCCTCCATATCAAACACTTCAGTTTTCTTCAGAACTTCTTGTCTATCGATTAAGCCTTTTTGATATGCATCCATATAAAATTCTAATTCAGCATATCTATTTGTAGGTAAGGTTGAACCTGCTACATAAACCACATCGTATAAACCTGTTGTAATATCATTAAATACTTCTATTTCGCCAGTTTTATCATCAACCAATTTTTGATTAATGACCTGCTCGCTTAATGAGTTGTTTGGTTGAACAACTCTAAATACTTTTCTTGTAGTATATAATTGTTGCATTAACGGTATAGCTACTTGCGCAACACGTGTTAATCCTGCTTCAATATCAGCAAGTTTAGATTTAATTTTCCTTTGTCCAAATTCATCTAAAGATATAGTAGCTTTGTAAGTTTGAGGAGCCGCTTGAGTATTACCCATCATCATTTCATATAAACCTAATTGATGGTCTATATCAGATTTAGCAGTCTGCTCATTATTATATAATTCATTAGGCAATGGACTTGGCTGAACTGGCATTGGAGGACCATCTGTCGGGTCATATGATATAGCAACACCTGGCTGAGACCATTTTTCCTCAAAGTTTTTCATATCCACGCTGCCTTCAGGAACTAATATCTTCACATTAGTAGAAGTAGTAGCATGAGCAACTATTAAAGAACGCGTTTTATTGATAAATTCTTGTAACCCTTTTACCATTCTCACGTCTGACGTAGGATACGGTGTTCTAGTATGTATATTCATAAATGCTACTAACGGATATTTGTCAGTAGGCAGTATTCTAGAGTATAGATACTTATCGCCCATAACAACACAATACTTTATCCTCTCAACAGTAATTTGAACTACTTCAATCAAACCTTTTTCAATCAAGCCCTGATAATTAGTTTCTTCTATAGGCAATTCTTGATAATTAGGTTCTGCGCCTACACTGTTCGGGTCTTCACCTCTACGATATAATTCGTCTCTTGTAAGCTCATGTTGCTCTTTTTGTTGCATCATGTACTGTTGTTTTAAGCCTTCAACTTGTTCAGGGTCAGTTAATACTTGACCTTCAAAAATCCAAGCAGGTTGAGCAGCATACTCTTCCATCTCACTGTCGTCAAATAATTCTTCATTTCCACTAAAGTTTTCATATATTCGATACTTAGGAACTCTAACCTTGTAATATCTCTCGTATCCCCTTATGTACTCCTCTTGGTCAACATTTTGTATATCCTCTGGGAAAGTAGCTGCATAGTTATCAGTGCTTCGTCCTGTGTCTGGGTCGTCCCACCTCTGGTCACTAGAAGCATTTTTAATAGCATCTTCATACATTGGATGTAATTTATTAGCTTGAGCACGAGTAAACATACGAGATATAATAATATTATCTGCATCGTTAAAAAATCTATCTCTTGAATTAGGGTCAACATACACATCCATAGGGTCTACATTGTGCATACATACTTCACCTTTACCCATATCCATCATAGGGTCTTGGTATACATTAATATATCCAACGCCCATTGTATAATAATCATCTACTGTTTGCCTTACGATAGATGTACCATCCGATATATCATACATATACGAAAGAAGCCCAGATATAACTTGCGCTACTTTATTATCAGAATCTTCTCTTGGGGCAACTCTAAATGATGGGCGATTTGCCGTCAGCATTGCTTTAGCCGCTTCTACAGCAGGATGTATTCTATTAACTACTATAGGAGCTTGACCTCGAGATTTTAAAGTCTCTTCTTGCTCTCGAGTCCATTGTCTGCCTAATCTAAACTCTTTATCTTCTTTAGCTTGCTTTGCCCACGTATCTCTTTCTTTAGAATAGTTTCTAAATATATCATGAGTTTCATTAACAAACTCTTCCGCATTTTGCGATTCTGAGTAATTTGGACGATTAGACATGGTCATAATTTACACCTTATAATGTAAGCCAGTCAAGGAATTTCTTTCCAATACGGTCATTTTCGTCCATTTTAACGAATTTTGACTGCCTACAAGGCCTGTGCCCATCAAGTGCAGTCCATATAGAGTCCATAATATCATCATGCTTACCTTTAGGGTAAGCCATAAACTCTTTTTGACCTTCTATGTCTTGTGGACGCCAATGAAATTCGCCTTTAGCAAACATAGGGACAAGTGAAAGTAATCTTTCTGACTTTTTAGTTCTAGGTTTAACTCCTGATTCTAATCCAGGAATATACAAACCTTCATTTCTCATAATTTCACGTACCGCAGTACGTAAAGCTTCTTGATAACCTACTGTTTCAATTTTAATTCTTCTAGGTTTATATTTTTTAAACATATCAATAATCTTTTGAGGTTGTTTTTCTGGAGAAATTCGCTCTCTAAACAAATCAACAATATATTTATTGTTTTCCGAGTCTACAGCTACCATAGAAACTACAAAAAAGTCTGCTCTCATGGATAACGAAGATGCTGGGTCGACACCACCATAGATTTCAACTGGTATAATCTTTTCTTCTTCACCTATTGTTCGTACTAAGCAATTTTGCCCTTGTATACGCTTGTAATCATAACGATGCGTTTTCATCCATTCTGGTTTGAATGGTGCTGAATCAGGTGATTGAGCAATATTCATATACTCTTGATAAAATCCGTTAATATTTCCAACTGATTTATACTCTTCTTCTATTTGCCTGATTCTTGAGTGAGGAAATCTATCTGGCCATAAAGATGTGCCGTCATCATTGGTAATAGCGTACCATAAAACATTCCAAGCGGAGCTTTCTTTTACCCAATAAAGAAAACAATCTTCAGATATAACTGTACCAATCATTACTACCTTGCCTTCATCGGATAATGACGGTATTACGGCTTCAGTCATCCATCTACGATTTTTAACCCTAGCTTCTGCCGTAAATGCATTAAGCTCTGACTCAAAATCGTCAACTATTATCAAGTTTGGTCTTGTATCACCTTCAATAAAACCACGAACACGTTGACCTGTACCAACTGCGATGATTCTTGTCCCGTTTGCCAAGACTACATCAGTATTGGTCCATCTTTTCGCGGTAGTAGGGCCCAAATCTCCAAATAGCTCTTTAAACCTATCGGAGTTTCCGAGGTGATATTTAATCCTCGATAGGAAGTTGATAGATTGCGCTTGTGATTCAGATATAATTACTATAAATAAATCTTCGTCACTCCGCTTAAATGCTGCTCTCCATAAAGGAAAGATTAAACTTGTAGTTGTAGATTTGGCAGTACCACGAGGAGCAGCTATTGCTACTCTTCGGGCACTGTCATCAGAAAGAGCACGATATATATCGCTGTGGAAGGGAGGTATCTCTTTCCTTAATGCTGATGGGAAGCACATCCTTCCAAAAAGTGCCATATTCCCATAAAGTTTTGAATAAACTTTTTTCTGAGCGTATTGTTCTTCGTAATCCATTATTTTCGAGAAGCTCGCTTTGCCTTTCTTCTCTTAGGTGAGCCGTTTTTCTGTTTTTTCTTTGGCCTACCTCTTTTTTTACCATATGTTCCAGTTCCGTAAGGCATTATTCCTCCTCGTCTTTAGCAACTTCTTCTATAGTTATCTGTGTTGCTATTAAATGTTTTTCTTCTTCACGCAACTCATCTATTAGCTTAGTTGAGCTAGTTGCTTCAATTTGCTGAGTTGTTTTTAATAAATGTTTATCTTTCATACCATGCATATCTTGAAGGTTTTCTACGGCACGTAATAAATTAGAAACATCTTTCTTATCTTTAGCCATTCCAATAGTATCTTCTAACAATTGTAAAGTATAACCTTCTGTTAGTCCACGGTCTGTTAATAATTTTGATAATTCTTCTTTAACCATATTCTTAAACACCTCCGATTTCATTGTACGCTTCCATTTGCGTCTTTCTCTATCTGTTACTGCTCCCATAGCCCATTCAATTGCTAAATCATAATCAGGCTTTAAAGCAAACATTGTTGCAAGATTTTGCATTTTATCTTGCCCTGACTGAACTTCTATATACGATTTACCCGTAAAGGTGACATTTGTCTTTCTGCCTTTTACATTAAGTTTTTTAGAATTGTATTTAGGGCTAAAGAATGTATAACCCCAGGGAAAGCGTAGATAAATGTTAGGAGTTTTATTATTTGATTGATATTCACGTTTATTAATAACTTTTGCAACATAATCATCATCAGATATTGCATATTCTCCTGTATCCGCATCCTTCCAATACTTATACTTAATGTTTTTCTCATCAGCTTCATCTTTTCGATATACTCTATAAGATGTAGCTTCTTTATCTCCTTTATGATGTATATTAATCGTATACATTTACCACTCAGTAATAATTAAATATATTAAAGTTAATACAAGGCCTAATAATGCTAATACGCCCCATATTTCAACCAGCAAAGCAATCCAATCAGGTATCATTTCTTCCTCCTGAATATTTTATTATAATTCGTTTTATACTGCTTATCAGGGAAAAAACGCTGTAAATCGCCTTTACCAGCCTGATTACTTGTCTTTGTCTTTTTTGACTTCGCCAAAATAATCCGATGTTTTGTTTTCTCTACCAAATGAATGCATAACCGTCCAGCTAGGTGTCTTTTCCCACTTAACGTCTACAAGTTCTTGCTTTTTGGCATTAGCCATTTCTTTAGAATCTGCTTTATTACCGTCAATATGCTTAATTTCTCTTTTAGGCATTTTTTTTACCCCTTTCATAGAAATCCATACTATCATTAAATGATGCAATTCTCTCATCTTTTTGAGACTGAGGACCTGCCCAATGATATTTAGCCCACCATTCGGGTAGATTTTCGTCATTTAATCCTTTTAAGCTTGCATACGGATGATATCTAACATTTCCTAAAAATAGCATTTTTTGAGCTTTTGGCTCTAAAACACTAGCATCTACACCATCTAATGGGATATTTGTCCATTTAGGTGCTTTAATGTTGTTTTTAGCAAACCAGCGTAATAATCGATTCATAGCTGTTTCGCCACCCTCTTTAACTCCTGTCTCAAATTGAAATAGCCCTCTACCAGGACCACCACCATATTGATGACACTTAGGGTCTCCATGTGATTCGTGAAATGCTATTCTATCCATAATATCTTCCATATCATCAACTGTCTGTTTGTAACGTATACACATGTTACCAAGCATAAAAGAGTATAATTTATCTAATGATTTCATTATATACTCGCTACAAAGACTTCACAGTCACAATCAGCAGTATTAGCTTGAGCTTCAACACTAACAATATTAGCATTTGCAGCACCTGCATCAGCAGTATCACATGCGCTCATAGAAGTATCGTGAGAATGTAATAAAAATGACTCTCCTGCATTAAGCTTATATACAAACTCGTCAGCATTAGCATCAGTAACTCTAACGCTAACATAATTGGTATCGTCTTTATTTGTTATTCTTGCATATTTAATTAAATCATCATCAAGCTGAGCTCCTGCTACTGCAGTGTCATGAGTTGTATAAATAGTTATTTCTCCAGAAGCAGGTACAGTAAGAATCCTTTTGTATGCCTCTGCAATGTTATTAGATAACGTTAACGTATTCTGAGAGTTAGCCTCTTGTCCGTTAAGTGTAACTGTTTCTGAAATAGTAACCACCAATGTTCCTGGTGTAAGTGTGGTTGTCATCAAATCCTCCCTTTTCTTTGATAGATATAGCCCAAATATACGTAAGATTTGTGATATAAGTCAACAATTAAGTTATTACGTAGCCATTTACCTATAGGCAACGGTAACTTGTTAATATAGGAAGAAGTTAATAGCATAGCTATATATACGCAGTAGGTAAGCCTATAATTACCTATAGCTACTAACTATAGCTATAGTACTATATCTATACTACGTAGTAAAATAACCCGTTTGTACCACAAAGTCAAGAAAAATCTGAAAAAAATAAAATTTCAAAAATTAGACGTAGAATGTTTACACGTGATATACATGCACCCCCACCCGGTTGAAAAAAGGTTGCCGCCCTTCGGGCTAGGTTGAAACTTCGTTTCATCAACCTTTTGTTCATATCCTGCGGTGGTGGTGGATGTCCCCTGTTCGTGATGAGTGTGATACATTATCACATTCACAACATTTAATGAAAGGAAATAAATCTTATGAATGAGATAATATCTGAACTCATCAACCACCTCCAATCTTGCGGACAGGTCCGAAAGCCCAAGAAGGAGGGTGGTATTGGCTTGCTTGTATTCAATCCAACAAACCTTGACATCGCAAAGGTAGAGCTTCTTTGCGACAAAGCAGGTTTGGTGGCTAGATACAATGCAACACCAACGATGTTTGATAACAAAGTTATCGACCCTCATATCTGGGTAGGTCCGCCTTCGGCAGGTCTGACCACAGATGAGGCTGTCGATGCCTTAGTTAGTCAACTATCGTAGGCTAGCCAATTCAGGCC